ACAAGCCATAAGTACTGCAACATTACCGGCAGAAAGTATAGGAGAACCCATATTGATAATATTATCATCCTCATTTACATATGTTATCCAAATACCAACATCTTTCTCCATTTTAAGTTTAAGATCATTCATATCTAAATTTGGATACATTTGCATGGTATATTCTATTTTTTCTTGAATAGTGTTTGGGTCTTTTCCTTGTATAACACAATGGTCTGTTCTATTTTTACTTTTATGAATAAAGACAAAGACGGCAAAGACTCAAC